AACAGGCACAGGCACAGGCACAGGCACAGGCACGGGCACGGGCACAGGCACAGGCACAGGCACAGGCACGGGCACGGGCACGGGCACGGGCACGGGCACGGGCAACGATAGTGTGGGAGCTTTCGGATAGGGAGCGGTCTATCGTGGCAAAATTAAACAAAGGTGAAAAAACAATGAAAAAATAATTAAAAAAAGTGAAAATATTTTCAAAAACCTCTTGACAAGTATATATCTATGGGTGTATATTATATACATAGAAAGGAGGTGATGCGGATGATTGAAAAATGGTGGTCGGATAATCTTGTCGGAGTAATCGGAATAGCGATAGCAGCAGTAAGCCTGGCACACACGATAAGCAAAGACAAGAAAACCGCCAAGCGCAAGCCCAAGAAGCAAAAGCGAAGGCGGTAATCCGGAGCCCGGGGGCGAAAGCCCTCGGGCGACCACTAAAAGAATCATACGCGAAAAATATGAAAATTACAAGCATAGGACTATGTATAGTATTTATCGGTCTTACGATAAATGCTGGCGGAATAACAAGGATACTCTATCTGGTTGCAGCGGCGCTGTTCGCGGCGAATGCGATATTGTTATTTCGGCGGGATAGGCGGCGGCGTGATGAGTAGGTTGCAGGACCTCCGGAAATCCGCGGGATTATCACAAGGCGCGCTCGCCAAGGCATCAGGCGTTAATGTGCGCATGATCCAGTTTTACGAGCAGGGTGTAAAGGATATTAACAAGGCCGCGCTCGTTACTGGGAAAGCCCTCGCCGACGCGCTCGGGTGCCGGATTGAGGATCTGATTGAAAACAATTGAATCCCCGCGTTGGTCGCGGGACATGGAGTCGGCCTTCGGGTCGGCTCTTTGCGTAGAGGAGAAACCATGCCAAAAGGAATCACCTGCACGGTCAAAAATCTCGGGACAGTCAATTCTGCCTTGAAAAAGATCGAGACAATCTCTGCCGATCTTGAGAAAGAGCTTATGAGTGACGTGAAGTCCCGTGCCCCGGCGTGGATCGGGAAGGGAATCCGGGAGGCGTACAACATCAGCGTGGCGGAATCAAAGGGCGGAAAGGATTCCAAGGTAACATCTAAGAATGTTGCAAGGGTGGAAGGCGTAGGAAATACTGTGGCCGCTCTGCAGTTCGAGTATACAGGTCGCAACCTTTCATATGCGATCTCGGGATCGGGTGCACGTTTCTCGACGAAAATGGGGGCCGATAAGAAAATACGCGTTCAAGTGCAACGCGGGAAGACGCGTCTTCTAAAAAGCATGCCAAACTTTCCGTTTCAGATTGAAGGGAAGACACCGATTTTTTATAGATCACGGAAAAATGATTTATATGCCCTCCGGTCTATTGGTCTCCCGCAGATGGTTGAGAGCAAGAACGGTCCTAATATCCTGACGGAAGGACCTATTAAAAAGCAAATGACAGCCGGCATGGGGCCGCGCCTTGATCATTTCATTAGTCGCGCACAGGGAAAGATCAACCGGTTATAATCTTCATCCCCCGTCCTGATTACCGGGGGGGGGATAATAAATAGCCCCCCCCCGTTCGTCAAGGCGAAGATGCCCCCCCGGCTATGATGGCGGGGCATAAGAATCGGTGGGAGGCAGGTATAGGGCCGCACCACGCGCGCCATATCAGTCGCGCATATGGGGGACCGTCCGTCCGTTGTCATGCATGGCGGTGGGTGCCGTCACCAATTCGGTTGTCTTCAGACACTAAACTATAAGGACCTCCTATCCGATATATGTTTTATGACGACACTCATCACCATGCATGATCATGATACGATCGATCGTCGACGTCGCCGGAAACCGACAGAAAAAATAAAAAAAATAAATAATTATTTTATTAGGTACTGTGAGAAATATCTTCTCGATTGCGGCGGTCAACAGCCCAATCTTTTCTTAGGCGCGGGAAAATTTTTTCAGGGGGGATTAGTTTTCCGGAGGAGCGAAACAATGGCAGAGTTATCAACCTCATCACAGCTCGCAAAACTGTGGCGATGCTCGCAGCAGACCGTCCGCGACCTAACGGCGAAGGGCGTTATAAAATCGACGAAATCGGGAAACGTCAACAAGTACAATCTCGTCACGGCGACGGGTGATTACATAGAACATCTTCGGGGGATTGCGGCCTCGTGGTCCAAAGAAGAATCACAGCGCGATCTCGAAAATGAGAAACTCGCGGAGGACGTTAAACTGAAACGCGCGCGGGCAAGGCGTGCGACGCTGGAAGCGGATGAGCTCGAAGGGAAATTGCACAGGGCCTCCGATGTAGAGGCGCTGTTCGCAGATAATGTCCTGGCATTCCGCAGCGCGGTGCTTGCGCTTCCCAGCAAACTTGCGGCGGCCGCAGCGGCTTCCAAGACAAAGGCCGAAGCTGCCTCGGTAATCGAAAAAGAGATACACCTAATGCTCTACGACCTCAGCGATTATAAGTACAACGCTGCAGAATTTGCGCGGCTGGTAAATGAGCGGACCGGGATCTCTGATCGGAATATTGACGATGAGTAAGCAGGCATCCGCAAAGAAAAGAAGCAGCAAGCCCAAAAAAGAGAAAACGCCAAAAAAGAGAACACGGCTCGATCGCATCTTAGAACTTGGATCCCGTCAGCGGAAATATTATGCTCCGCCTGAAAAACTGACCGTGACAGAATGGGCTGATCGGAGGCGGATCCTGTCTACGGAGAACTCTTCAGAAGCAGGGCGCTGGCGCACAAGCCGAACGCCATATCTCGAAGAGGTTATGAACGCCTTCTCGGACCCGCAGATCGAACTGATCGTTTTTGTTGGAGGTGCACAGGTCGGGAAAAGCGAAAGCATGAACAATATGATCGGGTGCATGATCGACAACTATCCCGGATCCGCGAAGCTGATCATGCCGGGAATTGATGTCGTACGCGATTACTCAGTCCGGCGCCTTGCGCCGATGATTCGCGACACTAAAGTGCTTCGTGACAAAGTATCAGACGTCAAGAGCCGCGATAGTTCAAATACGATAATGCGAAAAACCTATCCTGGCGGCATGCTTACGCTTGCCGGTTCGAATAGCGCGGCAAGCCTCGCGTCAATCCCGGCGCGGTTTATCTTCGGTGATGAGGTTGACCGATGGGCAGGAAGTGCAGGAACGGAAGGAGATCCGTGGAAGCTGGTCAGCGCCAGGACGATCACGTTTTATAATCGAAAACGCGTGGCGGTATCCACTCCAACAATCAAAGGCGCCAGCAAAATCGCAGAGCTCTTTGAAGAGGGCACGATGGAGACCTGGCAGCATAAATGCCCAGAGTGTGGCGCATTCCATCAGATCCGCTTTGCGGATATCCGGTGGGAAAGCGAGCGCATTGAAATTGCCAGTAAGATCGACTGGATCATCAAAGATATAAATTACACCTGCCCGGAATGCGGAAGCGCCATAAGCGAAGACGCCATGCGCAAGGCGCCCACGAGATGGGTTTCGGAGAATCCAAAAGCGCGCGAACGCGGAGCGCGGTCGTTCTGGATGAACGGTCTATCTTCTCCGTGGCTGCGCTGGGAAGATATCATCCGCGAGTTTTTACAAGCCGGACACGATCAAGCAAAACTCCAGGCCGTGATCAATACGAAGTTCGGAGAACTCTTCGAGAATCGCGGCGATATCGAAGATCCTGATCTGCTGATGTACCGGCGCGAAGAATACGATGCCGATCTGCCTGACGGCGTACTCGTGCTGACGTGTGGCGTCGATACTCAGGACGACCGTCTTGAGTATGAGGTGGTCGGACACGGCATGTATGGCGAGACGTATGGAATCAAACGCGGTGTCATCCTCGGCAGACCGGAATCCGGAGGTGAAGTCTGGGAGCAGCTCGACAGCGTGCTCGACCGCACCTATTATTTTGCAGGCGGCGAAAAGGGACTGATCATTGCTCTAACGTGTGTCGACTCCGGCGGTCACTATACGCAGGATGTCTATTACGAGTGCGCGAAGAGGCTGCCGAAGAAAGTATTCGCAATCAAAGGTAAAGGCGGCGATGGTGTGCCGTATATCGCGCCGAAACCGAGCAAAGTACAGATCCGCCGTGCCGGCCGCATTATCGGTCAGGCGTGGCTTTATATTGTCGGCGTCGATTCCGGCAAAGCGAAGATCATGGGTGCGCTGAAAGTACAGGAATCCGGCCCGAAATACTGCCACTTCCCGTCAAACGACGGGCTTGGTTACGAGGCGACCTATTTCAACGGCCTCGTATCAGAGAGGCCTATGCTCGCGCGCAGCGGCGGCCGCGATGTATGGCGATGGGAGAAGATTCCCGGACATGAAAGAAACGAAGCGCTCGACTGCTTTGATTCAGAAACGCAAGTGCTTACTAATGGCGGATGGAGATATTTCAGGGATCTACAAGGAGAGTCGCTGGCGACAGTGAACCTCGATAGTGGAGAAATAGAGTATCAATATTCAGAGGGCTATGTTTCCAGACGCTATAACGGAAAAATGCTCGAGTTGAAAGGGCGTCGGATAGACATTCTTGTAACTCCAAAACATCGAATGGTCACATACAAGAAAAAGCAGCGATCAGACGAAACCACAGGAAAGCGAAGATGGGTTTTTGACGTGGCGCCAGAAATTACATTGGCAGAAGATTTGACTATACATCATCAACTAATGGTTGCGGCAAATTGGACCGGATGCGATGAAGACGTCGTTATTAAAGCAAGCATTTCGCGACAAGGCAGGGTTATACAGTCTGAAGCAATTGTATCTGCCCGTGTGATGGCAAGTTTTCTTGGCTGGTACGTGGCGGAAGGAAATCGTTCTCATCAGGTCAGCAAAACTCAGGGGAATGCACGCTATCGTGTGCAGATTACCCAAAATGAAGGACAAAAAGCTGATGAGATAAGGAGAACCCTTTCACAGCTTCCATGGAAGTATCACGAGTATCTTGACAGAGGTCGCAGCATCAAATTTTTGATTTTGTCAAAACAGGCTTATGATTTTGTCGGTCAATGCGGCGATGGTTGTTACAATAAGCGTGTTCCGAAAATGATTAAAGATGGCTCTCCGGATATCATCAAAGCGTTTCTTGACGCTGCTATTGCAGGTGATGGATGGACTCAACAAAAATCCAATCAGCGGGAATTCAGAACTTATGCGACTACAAGCCGACTGCTTGCGGATGATATTCAGGAGTTGTTCATTAAGACGGGCTGTGCCTCTAATATCAAAGTGCGTGATGAATTGCCTCCGTTTTCCATTAAGGGGAGAGACGGGGAAACAAGCACGCAATATCATGTCACAGAGTGCAAAGTGAAAAAAGCATCCCTTGACGGCGGAGGAAACGGAAAGCGCGAGTTTATAGGTAAGTGGATTGATTACGACGGCATGGTTTATTGCGCGACCGTTCCAAATGGGACGCTGGTATGTCGGCGTAACGGGAAGAGTTTTATTGCTGGAAACTGCAGGAATTACGCGAACGCGGCCTTCTCGATCCTGTCCCCGGACATGGACCACGAAAAGAGCAAGGTGCTCGGCGCCGTAAGAAAGAAAGCGGAAACGCCGCCCGCGCGGCCGCGCACAAACCGAAAACGCAACAGCTACCTCGACGGAGGTGATTTATAAGGAGAAAACAATTGATCAGCAAAAGGTGCAGAAGAACGTGGACTCCTGAAATGGAGGCGGAGCTTGAAGACAGGGAAAAAACGCTGCAGGCATACCGTGACGCCGAGAAGGCGATCCTAAGCGGAGAGCGCCCATACGCTTACACGATCGGCCCGAGAAACAAGACCCAGTATCCGCTCAACCTCCAGCAACTCCGCGCGGCGATCAAAGAACTGTTCGACGAAGTGCAAACGCTTGAGGGGATGAAAACAGGATGCCTTATGCCGCGCACGCGCGCGGTCATACCGCGTGATGTGTAGGAGGTGCCATGGCTAACAATGTAATCATCTATGGCTCCGACGGCCAAGTGATCTCCTCCAAGGCGGGCTATGGATCCGCCGGCGCAAGCAGGACAAAGCGTTCGTTCAAAGGGTTTGAAGCGTTCTCCGGCGACGCGGTCACGGATATCAACGTACACAACAATACACTTCGGCAGCGTTCGCGCGTGCTGTATATGGGAGCTCCGCT